ATATTCGAGACTTAAAGGATTTACCTTATAGACAAGCTCAACAGGTATTTATTAAACTATCACCGATAGCAGATAAATGCCTTGCACTTTTATGTGGTAATCACGAAGAAGCATATATAAAATATAATTCATCTGATGTTTATGGTAAGTTTGTTGAAATGTTTAAAACTTCTGCTCATCGAGAGAATAAATCACCATTTAAAATGGGATATGATGGCTTTTATCGTTTGATAATACATAATAGAGAAAAACATATATTAACTATTAGTTTTGCCCTTAATCACGGTATAGGTGGTGCTGGTTTTTTACCAGGATATAAAGTAAATATAGCTCATAAATGTTTTAAATATATGTATGCAGACGTTAATGTTATGGGACACATCCATCAATTAATGCACAATCGTAAACCAATTGTAACCGTATCACAGCGAAATGATAAATTAAATAAAATCAATAGATATTGGGGAAGCTCTGGCTGTTTTCTTAATTCTTATGTTACAGGCAATAATAACTATTTTGAACATAAGGCTGGTGTACGTGGTGAAAGTGATATTGGAATGTTAAAATTCAAAATAAAAATAAATGCCAACTCTTGGGATGGCAAATTTGAATCAATATATTTATAGGAGGTTATTATGCATAAAGATAAAAATAAATGGGAAAAGATTAGTTGTAACAATGCCCATCCTGGAATGTATCTGGGGAAATTATGTAAATATGGGCATGAATATAAAGGAACAGGCAAGAGCTTACGTTATGATTCCTCTAATGGTTGTGTTGTTTGCTCCAGAAATAGAAGTAAACGTAGATATAAAGAAATTAAAGAACTTTGTCAATACCCATAAAAAAAATAATTGACAATTTTGTGATATTTTATAATTTTTACATAAATTATTAGGAGGTAATATGTATAAAGACAAAATTGATGAAATACTGGACATTTTAGCTGGAAGCGCCCTAACAGATGAAGAATATACTGATGTAGAGGCATTATTGCTACAAATTGAATCTGAATGTCAAAAGCAAAATGTTTAAAAAAGAAAACTATTAGGGTTGATTATTCAGATAAGGAAACTGGTGAAATCACTGCTACAAGGTATTATAATAGTTATAATACTATCAAAAAAACATATCGTTTTATTAAACTCAATAAATATCTACATAATTTTTTTATTTCTACTAAATATATGGGTTATTTCCTATTGGTTATAACTAAATTAGAACGATATACCAACCGAATTGTAATGTATAGTAAGCGTGGAGTGCCAATACCTATGAATAAGAAAATGTTATGTGAATATCTTGACATTTCACGCCCAACCCTAAATAAGTTTTTAGAAGATGCTGCTATCAAGAACATAATTAAATACAACGAATATGAAGAAGCCTATTTCGTAAATCCTAATTATGCTATTAATGGCAAATCAATAGCTGCAGAGATAGACAATTTCTTTATGGAATAAATATGACATTTTATAAGATATTTAAGTGGGGAAATTTTGTAACATGCCCAGGGGAGTTGCCTAAGACACCACAACTTAAAATATGGCGGTATTGTAAAAAATATCGTAAAGATAAATTAGAATTAGATTTTTGTATCTTTAAACAATGGATACATTTTACTTTTTATATAAGTAAGCCAAAATAAGGTGAACTATGGCAAGATTATCATCTAAGCAAAAACGTGAATTAATACAAGAAATAGAAAATAAATATATTAAATCTGAACATAAACTTAGTTATACTAAGTTATATGAAATTTATAAAGACGCTGGTATAGGTTATAATTCTATTGCCAATGCTGGCAAACAATATAACTGGCCAGAGCGGCGTAGAGAATACTGGTCCCGTCAAGAACTTATAAACACCCAAAAAGAAGTTACTAAGTTTAAAAAGGGCGGGGTAAGCGTCCTTAATTTTGTTAATGATGTTATTGATAAAATGTATAAGAAAATGAAAGAAAGGGATGTAACTCCATCTTACTCAGAACTTCATAAATATATTGATCTACGTGATAAATTAATGGAAAAAAGTAAGCAAAAAGATGAAGTTATAATTTTAGGTGCTTCCAAAATGCCTAAAGAAGAGGAAATTTATCCACCTCTTTATGATGGCATAGAAGCTATTGATATCGATAATAAATCAGAAAATGCGGAAGTAATAAAAGATGAAAATAAATCGGATTGAATTTTCAGATGATGGGATAGCTGCCATTTGTCTTGAAGATGGTATATTACTGGAGAATTATTGCAGACAATATCTTATTAAAAGAATATTGGCGGAAAAAAAATAAATGAAAATTGATTTGTCCTTATTACCACAAATAATGAATAAAAAGTATTATCCTTTATTATATAATACTGATAGGGAATTAGTACTTTGGGGTTCAGCTGGTAGTGGTAAATCTCATTACTGTGCTCAAAAAACCATTATAAGGACAATAACAGAACCAGTTGGGCATAGAATACTTGTAGTTAGACGATTTGCGCCATCTTTGCTTAGATCAGCTTGGCGATTAATACTTGATTATATTTATGAATGGGATTTATATAAATATTTTAAAATACATAAAAAAGAAATGATACTTACCTTTAAACCGAATGGCAATGAGATAATGTTTGCTGGAATAGATGATGAAAGTAAAATTAAATCTATTGAAAAGGTTACTTCTATTTGGGTAGAAGAAGCTAATCAATTACAATACAGTCATATTTTACAGCTTAAATTACGCCTTAGACCACGTTTTAAAAGTTATCCACAATTTATGACCAGCTATAATCCCATTAAAACTTCATGGACTTATAAATATGATTATATAGATGACCAGCATTTAAGCTATCGTAAGAAAGTAATTAATAAAATCAAATATAAGGGCGAAATATTAGATTATCCAACTTATAAATCAGTAATCCATACCACTTATAAAGATAATAAATATCTTGAGCCAGAATATATAGCCTCTTTAGAAAATATGATACATCAAGATCAAGCATATCATAAAATTTATGCTTTAGGGTTATATGCTGATATTTCAGGACTTATATTCCCAGATGTTAATTATATTGATAAATTCCCTGATAAAGATTTTAAAATAGAAGGATATGGACTTGATTTTGGGCATAATCATCCTACTGCTTTATGTTGGGTTGGTATTAAAGGACAGAATATATTTGCCAAATCTTTATATTATGAAACCGAAAAAACAGTTGAAGATACTATTAAATTTTTAAATGCTTCCAATATAAGCAAACAAGATAAAATTATAGCAGATAATGAACGACCTGACGCTATACAACAAATTAAAGAAGCTGGTTATAATATTATCCCCTGTAAAAAAGGACAACATTCAGTAATAGAAGGCATAAATCTACTTAAATCCTATAATCTTTATTTTCTTAAAAATGACCAAAATTTTATGTATGAACAAGAGCGTTATAAATGGAAGGAAGGTAAAGCTGGAGATCTATCAGAAGAACCAGTTAAGTTATTTGATGACTTATTTTCAGCTTTAAGGTATTTTGTTTATACGAGTATGTTACAAGAAGCTGGTAAAATACAAGTCTATTCTCTCTAATATTATTTTTTTTATTTATAATAATGTTTTACTTGACACAATTAATTAATTACTTCTATTTTTGACACGTAAAATATTTTACAGAGGTAATAAATGGGTTTATTTGATTTCTTAAAGCCGAAACCATCTGAAAAAAAGATTGGGTTTGCTGGTAAATATGTACCTTCTGGTGATTTTACATTCAACAGAATGGGCAATCTTATTGAGCGCAATAAAGATTGGGTTTATATTTGTGCCAATAAAAACAGTCTTGGGGTTATGAAATATCCAGTACAACTATATGTAGCCAGACCCAATCAAGATAATCCTTATAGTGTTCAACAACGTAATATAACTGCATTGCAAAAATATAATTTAGAAACAACATATGGTAATCATTATACCAAATCTTATTTTGTTGATGAAATTACTGAACATCGTTTCTTAGATTTACTTAAAAAACCTAATGATTATTTAACTTATGAAGAAGTTATTTATCTTACTACAATGGGTTTAGATTTAGATGGCAATGCTTATTGGTATTTAGTTAGAGACAGATTAGGATTACCAAAGAAAATTCATGTATTACCACCACAATATATGACAATTGGACAACGTAAGAACAGTGAAAATATAGAATATTTATATAACGATGGTATTTATCAATATCGGATTAAACCTAAAAATATTTGTCATTTTAAATATCCAAGTTATTCTAATCCAAATAAAGGTAAAGCGCCAATATCACATTTAGAACAGATATTTGAGATACATCTTAATATGAATAAATATGAAAATGCTATTTTTAAGAATATGGGTGAGCTATCTGGAATATTTACAACAGAAGAAAATATTAATGAAAATGAATTTGAAAGAATTAAAAAAGAGATAAAAGAGAATTTTTATGGCATTAAGAATGCAGGTAAAGCACCACTTTTAACAAAGGGTTTGAAGTATACAAATGTTTCTAATTCACCTAAAGAAATGAGCTATCATGAAGGTAGGAAAATAGTTCGTGATATGATAGCTGCTGCATATGATGTTCCTATTGCTATGTTAACAGCTGATAATGTCAATAAAGCAAATGCTGAAGCTGCTTATAGAGCTTATTCCAGAGATTCTTTATTACCAAGAATGAAAATCATAGCAGCTAAATTAAGTAATATAGCACGTGAATTCGATACTAAACTATTTTGCGCTTTTGAAAATCCTGATAAAGAGGATAGAGCTTTATTATTAGAAAAACAAATTAAGTTTGTCATAAATGGTATTAAGACACGTAACGAAATACGTGGTGAAGAAGGCGAAAAACCAATAGATGGGTTGGATGATCCATTAACGCCTATAAATACTCAACCGCTATCTGCCTGGCGAGCTGAAGCGGGGAATACGGATGGAGGTAATAATGAATAAATCTTTGATAACTAAACGTTTTAATATATCTAAATTTGATAAACCTAAGGCTAAAGAATTAGCTAAAAGATTAAAAATAAAAGCTGATAATGTAGAATTTGTGAGCAAGGGCTATGATGGCGAAGCAGTTGATATCGTTAAACAAGATCGATCTGTAATTAAATATGTAAGCACAGTTAGCGTTGATAGAGATGGAGAGATTATCGATCCAGCAGGTGTTGACTTAACTGATTTTAGAAAAAGTAAAAAGTTTCTTTGGGGACATAATCATGGTAGTTCTATATGGGGCGGCGGTTATCCTGTGTTACCATTAGGGACTGACGAATGGATTAAGGCCGACCATAAAGGTATTTTGGCTAAACAACAATATGCTAATCATCAACTTGCGAATGATGTTTATAATATGCACAAAGACGGTCATCCTTTAGCAGCCAGCATTGGATTCATTCCTATTGAATGGGTAGATAAAGGTGATGATAATT